TGTATTTTAAGCCTTTGATTTTGTTAAGCTTTCTAAATACAAAACATTCATGGTAATAGAAATCTTCTTCATTAACAAAACCTTGTCCACACACTGAACAGAAATCCATTTAAGCACCTGTTTTCTTTGGCAATGGCTTAACACTGTAAATTGAATACTTCGGACGACCTTTACCATCACGCCCATCGGCTGAGTATTCGATCTCTACTTCTTGTGAATTTTCAGCACACTGGAACAACACAGCTTTGATTTGTTCTTGTGGCATTGAACCAACAGCACTTGGTGAAAGTACGTGAACCTGTGGCACAAGCATTGTTGTTTGAAAATACTCGATCTTCTTTCCGTCTTTATCTTCAAATGAACCCGCAACAGGCATAATTGTCATTGTGTTTAGAGCAGTCTTTAACATGGTGTTATCCTTAAATAGGCAATTAAGCCACTAGATGTAAACCCTGATTTGGGTTGTGAAATGGTGAAACTGGAATTTGATAATCCGCTGGCAACTGGTCACACAGCTTAAGTTCAAGAAGTCGGACAAATGGAATTACTTTGCCGTTTGGTGTTTTATGTAAATTCTGCAAATGCGATTTACTAATACCGCAATCAGTTAGCTGTCTAACTCGAACATGAAATCTATTTTCTAAGTGACGGCCTTTAACTTTGACCCAACCATCAGTACGTAAAGAACGATAAAAATCTAAAGCGTTATAAGCCTTGGTATAACTTGGATTGCCTTTCTTGGTATATGTAACCAAGTGGGTTTTTAGAACATCCAGTAATTGGTCATCATTAGCAAAGTTCATATATTTACCCTTCATTGTGTCGAAGATGGGATCAAATGCTACACGCCAGAGATGCAGCAATAAGTCTGGCCGGTTTTTTTGAAACTCTATGAGTTCCCAAATATTTGTAGGAAAACCATTTTTAGTTAAATAGGTTTTACAGATACGTGCTTCTAAACGAACAACTGCATTAGCAAAAGGCAAAGCATCTGTCATAGCGATCACAAGCGATCTAGAACGTTGACAGCCTTTATCGGCTTGTTTTTGTATTTTAGAAAGTTGTTCTTTTACTTCTTCAAATTTACCGTAAGCCTTTGGCCTAACACTGGCGGAATCATTACCCCAAGAAATGTAATTGTGATACTTAACTTCCCTTGCCTTACGATGACCAGAAGCAAGATTTGCCATGTAATCAAGAACAGGTTGAACCATGTTCTGATGAGGAAGTCGAATTAACTGGGTTGTATCTAAACAAGACAATTCAGTATTTGGGACATCAAGAATTGGGGCTAAGTCTGGAAATGCTTCAAGCAACATACCAATCATGTGATATGTACCAAGCTCTAATGAATCAAATCCAAAAACGTTGTGACCTTGCAATAGCTTAAGGGGTGAACCCTTAATTTCAACATAAGGCGGTGTATTCATTGTTGCTGTATAAAACTTAACAGCCATGTCGGTAAAATCAGAAGGTAAAGACTCAAACGGGTGATAAAGCTCCCCTGTTATTGTATTTCCTTGATCATCTTTACTGACATGTCGAGTCGCAGCAGGCACACCATAATCACGAATATCACCGTTAAACCAATAACGATTGTCGAGATTTAGTACGTGTGTCGGGATGATTGGAATCATCAAACGCTCGAAATCTAGCATGATGATCACTCAACAGATTGAATACGAAGTACAAGCAAACGATCTGCTAAATCAACATATTCACTACGAGTTAATATTTCTTGATGAAGCAAACAAAGAATAAAACCCTCAGCTCGCCCTCTATGCCACTCAAACATGGCAGGGACTAATTGCGATTTAACATCAACTATCAATTCTTCTAAAAGATCTAAAGATTGTTCTTTATTCATGATATGCCCCAAAAATCACAAATTCATAAATCATTTAAGAGGCATAAAAACATAAATCACATATAAACACAAGCACAAATCACAAATTCATTTAGAATCATGTGATTTTAAAGAGGATTATGTAATGGCTAAGACATTTCGGTTTACAGACGAAGAAGAACAAGCACTTAATGAAGTGGCTTTAAAACTAAATAGAGACTTGGTAAAAGCTGGTAAAAAACCATTGAGAGACACAGAAATATTCCACGAGATCATTAAACAGACTTTGCTACAAGGAATAATCGAAGTAACAAGAGATGGAACAGTTAAAGTAGAATCAAAAAACTGAAAATATCGATCAAAATATAGACAAAATTAAGAGTTGTTGCGATTCATTCTCATTTTCTCTGAAAGCTCCGTTATATATAGCTCACAGAGCAAATTGCAAAAAACTTTGGATAGTCAGGCACACTATTAGACAGTAGTGTGCCCTCTCTCTAGAGATGGTGGACGAACTTTCCCTCTACGACAGATTATGACGCTACGCTCTGCTCATACTCAGATCGCAGTCGTCGTTGTCGTCGTCGTCGTTCCCTCCTCCTTCTCCGCCTCCTCTGCTCACTTCGACTTCGCATAATGAAGATTGATGTTAAATATCAATCAGGTGCGAGTGACACCATCGCATTGTTGACATACAAAAAAAGCCATGTATAAACATGGCTTGATTGGTATATCTAACACATTGATAAGTAACATAATCTAGAAATTATGCGAAATCTCAGCGGTATTCTTTATACTTCTTCAATAATTTTAAATACTCTCTATGTCTCAAATAATGAGTAAGATACCAAGAGAGGATAAGGAAAATAATAAAGTAGTTTGGTGTAATATTTTGCCAATCCATTTTTTCTACTCCAACGAACTATCAATAACTTAAGTGCATTTTTGTTCAGCTGCAGATCTTCTCCAGGTCAAACCGGAGTGGAAGAAAATGCCAATCAAACCATAAAATTTATATAGAAAAAAACATAACCAATTCCAAGCATAATCATGCAAAAGAGCAGATGAATAGCAAATACAAAAATTGGGCTATCAACAAAATCATTCCAAAGTTCTTTCACTTTGTATTTTTCCTATATGAATTATATACATCCCAAACTAAGCCCAATCCAATTAACAATAAAGCTATTAGACCCACAACATCATCTTGATTCATATCTCTAATCCACCAGTAATATTCGTATGAAAGATTCTTGTGTGTCTTGTTTGCTGTGAAAATAGCATTGTACGCCCACAATAGGGACATTCAACGTATTTCGAAGTGTAGTCTTGCAAAAATCCGTAGACTACGCCTTGCGACCCTTTCGCACCGCTACAGGGACTCGCAATTCCCCTGAACGGCTTTTTTTTGTTACTTCTGCGGTAGAACATATTAATGCCTTTAGTAATCAAAGGGAAATGCTTTAAGATTTTGGCATTGCAATGGCTTGCTGTTGTTGCTGTGCAAAATAGTTAAATGGACGATCACCATCTTCGATTAACTTCTTACAGTCGTCACTGGAGACATTGAGCTTTGTTCCTTGCTGCGTATATGCGTAATATTTACCGCCATACTTCATACAACCGCTAAAAACGGGCTTAGCTGTCGCCTGATACTCCATGCTTTGTGATAGATCGTTATAGGGTGAATTGGGGTTGTAGCCGATTGATTGGCGAACTTCTGATTGCAGCTTAGCGTTCTTTTCTTTTTGTACAGCCTGACATTCAGGCAAATGTAAATTCTGATAAACATTACAATCTACAGTTGCAGTTTTAGCTTCTGTACTTGTAGGTGTAGTTGGTGCAGATCCATCAGCTGATTGCTTTGAATTATCTTGAGTCGTGACAGTCTTTTCATTGAAAGTGCCTAATGCATTACCAGCTTTTAATTTTGTATATCCCCAGTAGCCCAACATCGGAACAATCATTAAAAGCAACAAAATCAGAAAAGGAAAAGATTTAGGAACGTTATGCGATTCAGAAGATATGTAATATTTATATAAATACGGACGATAAAAGAACAGTTTGATAGAAATCGCATTGTTCCGAGTAGATGCAGCAAAGTACTTTTGAACATCCGTATATTCATAAATAAACATCATCGGCCAACCAAACAGGCGACGAAGTTTTAAATGCTTCGAGGTTGCTGCTATTGTCGCTGCATTAAGACGTTTGATATCTTGGGTGATCAGATATATATCAAAGCCAAAATGCCCGTGTAACGTCAATGAGCGCCCAATATCGAGAATATCTTCTTTCTTCTTAACAACAGCCTGTTTTTTCTTTTTATTGATGTCATCAAAGAACTGTTTTTTAAAGTCAATCGGCAAGCGTTTTTGATTCTTAATTGTGTCTTTAATAACTTGAATCTGTTCATCATCAATCTGATTGAATGAGAAAAAACTATCCATGTGATACAGAACTTGTTCATCAAAAATACCATTGGATACTTTGGTCATGATTGAATCTAGGTCGCGTGTATCAACATAGATATCCTTCATTAAATCGTCAGCACTGAACGCGGGATGTTCATGCGCTTCATCAAAAATGAAGATAGTTCCGTTTGGATAATCACGCCAATCTACTGGCTTGTGAAGCGTTGAATTGATCGAGATCACACCAGGATAATTAATCCCAATAATGTTCGTGACGATATGTCGATTCGGGTACTGTTTTGTGAATTTATCAATCAGATAAATCATGTATTGTGATTTGCCCGTTCTAGGCGGAGCATCAATAATATATTGCATTAAATAATACCTATGCTTTGCCAATCATAATTTTGGCTGATTTAATTGACATGGCTATCATGTAGCAGCTGATGATTGTGCTTAGATAAAAATCGAATTTAAGTAGATGAATGATGAAGAAAAAATTGCTTGGGATACCGTATAAGTAACCCTCTAACATTGTTTTTAGTTCTTGAACAAAGCTATTTAGAACCATGTATGTGATAACTGATAGACCTGCACCAGTAATGGCTCTAACAATAAAATAACGGGCGAAAAGTGTAAGAATAGGAATAAGTAGAGCTTGCATTATGAGTTCTCCACTAAAATTGCTATGCCATGAATCATTGCAGCAAGCGCAATAAACAATCCTATGATCGCTAAAACATCACAAAGCTTGCTTATATCAATATCAAACGTATGGTTCACAACTGGCAGAAAGAGTTTATAAGGTGCTGGGCATTGTCCAGTTACTTTAAAAAGCGCAGTATTAATTTGACCAAGATCAAGCTCTTTAAATGGCATGGAAGGTTCTTCACCGAATCCATTTTTTACGTCTTGTTCTGTACATTCCCTATACTTTGGGGAATTTTTATCGCTTGGGTTGTATGCTTCATTTTTACACTTGTACATACCCTCAACAGCATCTTTTATACCGTCTAATTTTTTATTAGATTCGCCAACAGCTTCACTAGTCGCTTGAGTTGCTTCCTCAATTTTTTCCAAATGGCCATTAGATTTATCTAACTTATCATTGGTTTTGACTGATTCATCTTTAATATTTTTTAGGTGGTCATTAGATATATCAAGTTTTTTATTAGTCTCTTTTTGACCATCAATAAGCGTAGTTAATTTTTTAGAAACGCCATCAATAGCAGAAAGTAAAGCAGCTTTAAGCGAATTGATAGCATCAATAACAGGCTTTAAATTAATAGAACCACCAGTGCCACCATCACCACCGCCATCAGTAGGTTCTGAAGAGCCACCGCCACTGTCTGTATTCGGGTCATTAGGGTTAGGTTTTTCAGGATCAGGATTGTTCTTAACGCAGATTTTTGAGCCGTTATACGTTGTCTCTGTATAACCTGCAGGACATGATTTATTATCAGGCGGTTGAGGACAATAGGAGCCACCATTCATACAGTTGTTAGGGTCTTGTGGGTCGTCTGGCTTTGGCGGATCACTTGGTTTATTTGGACCAGATCGAACGCATAACTGCTCACCATTAAATGAGCCAGATACGTAACCTTCACCACATCCCTCTGGAGGACGCTTACAGTAAGTAGCACCATTACATGTATTGTTTTTAGGTGGAGGATTTGATTCTGGACAAGTAATAGAACCATCTTTTAAACGGATACATTTATCATCGGGAGGAACATAACAACCACCATACGGATCTTTAAAATCACAAGGTGGTGTATTGTTATTAGGTGAATCAGAATCTGTATTAGAACAATTAAGATTATTACCAGTAGCCCATAAAACTACCATTTTAGAGTCTGGATAATTAGTTACAGGACCACCAGCATATTCATATGTACAGCCATTAATACATCTTCGCTGAGGTACAGACGTAGAGTTTTTATTAAAGAAAAAAACAGACATTGTGTCTTTAACAGGACAATTATTACCATCAGACTGTAAATTACCGTCATTATATTCAATGCCATTCACTTTAACGAAACACTTTGCCCGAGTGCCATATTCTTCGACACGATAAGAATAATTTGAATTATTTGAATATGCAGCTCTACATGCTTCAAGAGCAGTCGAATAAACATATGAATTGGAACCGTTATTAAAACTTTTCCATGCAGCAAGTGCATCAACAGATATGATAGATGCGAATATAAAAACTAAATATTTAAAAAATCTCATAAAAATTCCTTAGATATTTAGAACATCATTTTATGAATAGAAATCCAAACAAGGATAACTATGAACCAGTTAACGAATGAATCATCCATAGTTATCCCCGAGAAAATTACTTCTTCTTAACCAGTGCTACGATTAAGCTGATGATTGTGACAGTTACAGCCAACGTAATAATAATGATGCCTGTACCGTCTACAGTTTCAGTTGCACCTGAATCCGTATAAGCAGTTTGAACATCTGCCATTTTGATGGCATTGGCATTTGATGCAGCTAAACCTGTACCAATTACACCTGCTGCCATAGCAGTATTACGAAGACCAATTAAACGTTGTTCACGTTGTTTATTTTGAGTGTCCATAGACTTCTCCTAGTTGGATTTACTTATTAAACCTTTAACCGTTCTCACCACGAGGACGGTAAAGTATGTTGCGATTATTGTTATTAAGAGATAATCGCGAACCTCATCAGACAGTGTTGGAATGATGGAAAATTCAACCCAGTTTAAGCACGCCTTGGTTGCTTCATCTATCGACTGACAAGCGAACATTGCGCACCTTCCTGAATACTTTGTATCCGTCTATGCAGAATCTGATGACTCCGTATAGAAAGAAAAACCAAACTAGAATTTCCATTTTTCCGCCCCTGTCAAATCTTTGGGCAACGGTAAATATGAACGGCATACAAGCCGTGAGAGCTGAACGCTGCACCACATTTCTTGCATTTATAAATAGCTTGTGTCATTATGATTATTACCGTAAGTTATTGATTTTTAACATATTATACATTATACGAAATAGTGTATTTTAAGCCTTTGATTTTGTTAAGCTTTCTAAATACAAAACATTCATGGTAATAGAAATCTTCTTCATTAACAAAACCTTGTCCACACACTGAACAGAAATCCATTTAAGCACCTGTTTTCTTTGGCAATGGCTTAACACTGTAAATTGAATACTTCGGACGACCTTTACCATCACGCCCATCGGCTGAGTATTCGATCTCTACTTCTTGTGAATTTTCAGCACACTGGAACAACACAGCTTTGATTTGTTCTTGTGGCATTGAACCAACAGCACTTGGTGAAAGTACGTGAACCTGTGGCACAAGCATTGTTGTTTGAAAATACTCGATCTTCTTTCCGTCTTTATCTTCAAATGAACCCGCAACAGGCATAATTGTCATTGTGTTTAGAGCAGTCTTTAACATGGTGTTATCCTTAAATAGGCAATTAAGCCACTAGATGTAAACCCTGATTTGGGTTGTGAAATGGTGAAACTGGAATTTGATAATCCGCTGGCAACTGGTCACACAGCTTAAGTTCAAGAAGTCGGACAAATGGAATTACTTTGCCGTTTGGTGTTTTATGTAAATTCTGCAAATGCGATTTACTAATACCGCAATCAGTTAGCTGTCTAACTCGAACATGAAATCTATTTTCTAAGTGACGGCCTTTAACTTTGACCCAACCATCAGTACGTAAAGAACGATAAAAATCTAAAGCGTTATAAGCCTTGGTATAACTTGGATTGCCTTTCTTGGTATATGTAACCAAGTGGGTTTTTAGAACATCCAGTAATTGGTCATCATTAGCAAAGTTCATATATTTACCCTTCATTGTGTCGAAGATGGGATCAAATGCTACACGCCAGAGATGCAGCAATAAGTCTGGCCGGTTTTTTTGAAACTCTATGAGTTCCCAAATATTTGTAGGAAAACCATTTTTAGTTAAATAGGTTTTACAGATACGTGCTTCTAAACGAACAACTGCATTAGCAAAAGGCAAAGCATCTGTCATAGCGATCACAAGCGATCTAGAACGTTGACAGCCTTTATCGGCTTGTTTTTGTATTTTAGAAAGTTGTTCTTTTACTTCTTCAAATTTACCGTAAGCCTTTGGCCTAACACTGGCGGAATCATTACCCCAAGAAATGTAATTGTGATACTTAACTTCCCTTGCCTTACGATGACCAGAAGCAAGATTTGCCATGTAATCAAGAACAGGTTGAACCATGTTCTGATGAGGAAGTCGAATTAACTGGGTTGTATCTAAACAAGACAATTCAGTATTTGGGACATCAAGAATTGGGGCTAAGTCTGGAAATGCTTCAAGCAACATACCAATCATGTGATATGTACCAAGCTCTAATGAATCAAATCCAAAAACGTTGTGACCTTGCAATAGCTTAAGGGGTGAACCCTTAATTTCAACATAAGGCGGTGTATTCATTGTTGCTGTATAAAACTTAACAGCCATGTCGGTAAAATCAGAAGGTAAAGACTCAAACGGGTGATAAAGCTCCCCTGTTATTGTATTTCCTTGATCATCTTTACTGACATGTCGAGTCGCAGCAGGCACACCATAATCACGAATATCACCGTTAAACCAATAACGATTGTCGAGATTTAGTACGTGTGTCGGGATGATTGGAATCATCAAACGCTCGAAATCTAGCATGATGATCACTCAACAGATTGAATACGAAGTACAAGCAAACGATCTGCTAAATCAACATATTCACTACGAGTTAATATTTCTTGATGAAGCAAACAAAGAATAAAACCCTCAGCTCGCCCTCTATGCCACTCAAACATGGCAGGGACTAATTGCGATTTAACATCAACTATCAATTCTTCTAAAAGATCTAAAGATTGTTCTTTATTCATGATATGCCCCAAAAATCACAAATTCATAAATCATTTAAGAGGCATAAAAACATAAATCACATATAAACACAAGCACAAATCACAAATTCATTTAGAATCATGTGATTTTAAAGAGGATTATGTAATGGCTAAGACATTTCGGTTTACAGACGAAGAAGAACAAGCACTTAATGAAGTGGCTTTAAAACTAAATAGAGACTTGGTAAAAGCTGGTAAAAAACCATTGAGAGACACAGAAATATTCCACGAGATCATTAAACAGACTTTGCTACAAGGAATAATCGAAGTAACAAGAGATGGAACAGTTAAAGTAGAATCAAAAAACTGAAAATATCGATCAAAATATAGACAAAATTAAGAGTTGTTGCGATTCATTCTCATTTTCTCTGAAAGCTCCGTTATATATAGCTCACAGAGCAAATTGCAAAAAACTTTGGATAGTCAGGCACACTATTAGACAGTAGTGTGCCCTCTCTCTAGAGATGGTGGACGAACTTTCCCTCTACGACAGATTATGACGCTACGCTCTGCTCATACTCAGATCGCAGTCGTCGTTGTCGTCGTCGTCGTTCCCTCCTCCTTCTCCGCCTCCTCTGCTCACTTCGACTTCGCATAATGAAGATTGATGTTAAATATCAATCAGGTGCGAGTGACACCATCGCATTGTTGACATACAAAAAAAGCCATGTATAAACATGGCTTGATTGGTATATCTAACACATTGATAAGTAACATAATCTAGAAATTATGCGAAATCTCAGCGGTATTCTTTATACTTCTTCAATAATTTTAAATACTCTCTATGTCTCAAATAATGAGTAAGATACCAAGAGAGGATAAGGAAAATAATAAAGTAGTTTGGTGTAATATTTTGCCAATCCATTTTTTCTACTCCAACGAACTATCAATAACTTAAGTGCATTTTTGTTCAGCTGCAGATCTTCTCCAGGTCAAACCGGAGTGGAAGAAAATGCCAATCAAACCATAAAATTTATATAGAAAAAAACATAACCAATTCCAAGCATAATCATGCAAAAGAGCAGATGAATAGCAAATACAAAAATTGGGCTATCAACAAAATCATTCCAAAGTTCTTTCACTTTGTATTTTTCCTATATGAATTATATACATCCCAAACTAAGCCCAATCCAATTAACAATAAAGCTATTAGACCCACAACATCATCTTGATTCATATCTCTAATCCACCAGTAATATTCGTATGAAAGATTCTTGTGTGTCTTGTTTGCTGTGAAAATAGCATTGTACGCCCACAATAGGGACATTCAACGTATTTCGAAGTGTAGTCTTGCAAAAATCCGTAGACTACGCCTTGCGACCCTTTCGCACCGCTACAGGGACTCGCAATTCCCCTGAACGGCTTTTTTTTGTTACTTCTGCGGTAGAACATATTAATGCCTTTAGTAATCAAAGGGAAATGCTTTAAGATTTTGGCATTGTCCTTCTCCGCCTCCTCTGCTCACTTCGACTTCGCATAATGAAGATTGATGTTAAATATCAATCAGGTGCGAGTGACACCATCGCATTGTTGACATACAAAAAAAGCCATGTATAAACATGGCTTGATTGGTATATCTAACACATTGATAAGTAACATAATCTAGAAATTATGCGAAAGGC